GTGGTAAGTAGTACCAAGGTCTCTTTAAGAGGCAAGTGACGAGTCAAGAGCAATGAGGCTTGAACAACGTGAAAGCCAGCGTCCTTAGGCGCTGGCTGGTGATTTGGGCTTATAACCCTGGTGCAAACCACCTGTTAGACGAGTAGTTATGATTTTATAAATGAAGTAAATTTTTCAAAATTCAAAACTTAATTTTGGCATCTATAATTACCTTTATATTTTATTTTTAGTTCATTTAGCTTTAAATTCTACTCTTATAGGATTTGAAGCTTTTTTAGTTCGTTTTTCTGTTAGACTGGTGTTAATAATAAGAAAGGGATTTTTTATATGCTTCAAAAATTTTATGAACGAGCATTTGTCTTTTTGAAACTAGTTGAACAAGAATATGCTTCTTTATGTCAGAGTTCTGCTGAGTGGGAATCACTTCATCTTCGGTTTTTACTATATTACTTAATCCGATTTAAAATAAAAAGTGATAGGGACTTTTCACTATATCACTTTAAAACAGCTTATCGTCTATATCTAGATAAATTCCTGCAAGGTGGTACAACTCTTATCCAATAAGAAACTCATATATTACGAACAATAATCTGTATTGATTTTATATTTTGTAGGATTTTGTTTAATTTTTAAGGTTTTGAATTTTGTTATTTACAGAAATTCCAAATCTTTTCCAGTGTTTCTTCTTGATAAAATGGTCTTTTTTTCTTATAATAAATTGTAAGATATAATTGCAGGTGAGACTCCTGCCATGTATATGAGAAAGGAAGAGTCTAGCGGCTCAGACAAGATTATGACTTCAGTTGTTGTTGTAGGTACCCAATGGGGCGATGAAGGTAAAGGGAAAATTACAGATTTTCTTTCAGCTAATGCAGAGGTGATTGCTCGTTACCAAGGTGGTGATAATGCTGGTCACACAATTGTGATTGATGGCAAGAAATTTAAGTTGCACTTGATTCCATCAGGTATTTTCTTCCCTGAAAAAATTTCAGTTATTGGGAATGGGATGGTTGTGAACCCGAAATCTCTTGTGAAAGAGTTGAGCTATCTTCATGAGGAAGGTGTGACAACTGATAACTTGCGTATTTCTGATCGTGCACATGTCATTTTGCCATATCATATTGAATTAGACCGTTTGCAAGAAGAAGCTAAGGGCGACAATAAAATCGGGACTACTATCAAGGGTATTGGCCCAGCCTACATGGATAAAGCTGCTCGTGTAGGGATTCGAATTGCAGATCTTTTGGATAAGGATATTTTCCGTGAACGCTTGGAACGGAATCTTTCGGAAAAGAATCGTTTGTTTGAAAAATTGTATGACAGTACCCCTATTTCAATTGATGATATTTTTGAAGAGTACTATGAGTATGGCCAACAAATCAAGCAGTATGTGACAGATACATCCGTTATCTTGAACGATGCACTTGATAACGGTAAACGTGTACTTTTTGAAGGTGCACAAGGTGTCATGTTGGACATTGACCAAGGTACTTATCCATTTGTTACTTCTTCAAACCCTGTCGCTGGTGGTGTGACAATTGGTTCTGGTGTTGGTCCAAGTAAGATTGACAAGGTTGTAGGTGTATGTAAAGCTTATACGAGTCGTGTAGGTGACGGACCTTTCCCAACTGAATTGTTTGATGAAGTGGGAAATCGCATTCGTGAAGTAGGTCATGAGTATGGTACAACAACTGGCCGTCCACGTCGTGTGGGTTGGTTTGACTCAGTTGTGATGCGTCATAGTCGCCGTGTATCTGGGATTACCAATCTTTCATTGAATTCTATTGATGTTTTGAGCGGTTTGGATACTGTGAAAATTTGTGTGGCTTATGATCTCGATGGTCAACGTATCGACCACTACCCAGCTAGTCTTGAGCAATTAAAACGTTGCAAACCTATCTACGAAGAATTGCCAGGTTGGTCAGAAGATATCACTGGAGTCCGTAATTTAGAAGACCTTCCTGAGAATGCACGTAACTATGTTCGTCGTGTAAGCGAGTTGGTTGGGGTTCGTATTTCTACTTTCTCAGTAGGTCCTGATCGTGAACAAACTAATATTTTAGAAAGTGTTTGGTCATAGGAGATTTTTAAGATTAGTTTAAGACAGGTTGGGTATACTATAAACAGTTACAAGAAGACCTCCTAACTTGTTGTAACAAATATCCTAAACTTTTCTTTTTCATAATAATCTCCCTTAACTCCACCCAATCAGGTGGAGTTTTTTTGCTTTATTCCAAGCTTTTAGAGAGTTATCTAAAAATCATTTTTCGATATTTTTCGGTATTTTTTGGATTTTGGTCGGGGAATTTGCGGGGACTTTTTGAGGTTTTTGCGGGGACTTTTTAGCGAATATGACTAAGAAATAGGTCTGTTGTCGCTTCAGCAAGTTCGTCCTCTACTTGATTGTAACGATCGGTCATATAGACTTTTGTATGGCCCAGCGCCTGGCTTAATTGTTCAAGCGGAACCCCTGCAATAATGCTTTGAGTTGTGAAGAAGTGGCGCATCATGTGAGGTGTTACATGCAATCCTGTCGCTTCATTCACTAGATTGAAGTTTCTATTTAACTGGTTTGGATTGATGAGACCACCTTTTTCGTTCAGGGTGATATAATCTTTTTGTTGTTCCTTGATAATTCCTAACTTTCGCTTAATCTTAGAAGCTTCAGCTATCAGATAATAGATCAGGTCTGTTCCGATATCATCAAGGCAGACATATCGCTCTGAATCCTTCGTTTTAAGCCCTCCTTTCCCTTCCAAGGTCTGGTTGCTTCGACTATCTCTAAGATGTAGTATAGCCCGTCCACTGTCGTTCTGAGTGACGTCCATTGGGCGCAATCCAAAGACTTCTCCTCTTCTTAACCCAAAAATTGTCAGATAGGTTAGAGCGTAGAATTGTTTTGACATGATTTCTTCTGCCTTTGCTATCCAAGTCTTAAACTCTTTGAGAGTCACTTTCTTGTTAGTAGCAGGGATATCACTCTGGCCAATAAAGACACCTTTCAAGCGATTTGAGAGCAGATTCCCACTTTTCACGGCATCATTCAGCAATGCCATGAAGCTGGAATTGAGAGTTTGAACAGTGTATCGGGTATGGTTCTGCAACTTTTCAGCGATAAAGAGTTCATACTCATTTCTATCCAGGTTTTTAAGCAGAACAGAACCAAACTTGGGTTTAATATGGTTTTTATAGAGGTTGTCATTGAGGTAGTAGGAAGTGTCATTCCAGCGCCCTGTTGACAATCTCTTTTCAGAATAGATATCCCAATACTGATCAAGTGTTATATTGGTATTGATGCCTAATTCCTGATCGTGGATTTGTTGTTCAATTTCTGTTAAGGCTGCACGAGCTTGTGGAAGGGTTGCGAGACCACTTTTAGTAATCTCTTTCTTTTTACCATGAAAATAGAAAGAGCGTCTGATATAATAACGCTTGCCTTTGGCAGTCTCATAGTAATAGATATTTGGGTATTTTGTTTTATTATATTTCATTGTATTCTCCTTGTTTATCAGCTTCTGGACAAGGTCTAAACATTGAGAATATTGACATCACCCCTTTCATGGTGTAAAATAGGGTATAGAAAAGAGGCCTTTTTAATGGCTGATTTTTTTATAAGGTTGAGCTTCACAATCAAACTTTGGCGAGGGAAATTGTGGGGCTTTTTTTGCTATTTTATGTTAAATATTTTCATTTTACCCTTATGCTCACTAGCTATTTGAGTTTTATCTTTATCAGATACATAGACGAGTAGTTCAGGAATGTCTTTTTGTGCATCAATTTTATAATCTTTTTCTTCGGCCCATTTTTCAAAAAGAGTGTTTTTAGCCTTCAGAAATTCATTTGTGATATAAATTTTTCGACTAATACTTTCATATTTCCAACCTTCCCCAAGTCTTACAGAAACAAATTTATCATCTCCGCCTGGGATAAAATCAACTTTTTTTCCGTTGTCAATAATTTCAGCGTTGTCTTTAAAGTATAACGCGAAATCTTCGCCTAACTCTTTAGTCATTTTAAATTTCTGTTCAACTGCTGCTGGTGTTGCTTTTTCAGCTTTGGCTGCAGTATTTTTAGATGGGCTCTTTAAAATACTATTTGTCACACCGATAGCTAAGACAGCTACCAATATCCAAAACCAAACTTTTTTATAAAAAGGTTTAGAATCTTTTTCTTTTTTCATAACATCTCCTTAAATTATATTTGCTAAATTATAATATTCCTCTTTTACCATGATTTCATTTGTCACGGTTTTTAGATTGTAGTAGGACACGAATTTGAGGTAATCAAATTCTGTAGGGACGTCAAGGCTCTTCAGCGCGTCTTTATAGAGCCTTTTTGTTATTCGGATTTTTTTGATAAGTGTTGTTGAATAATTAAGGCTACGTTGGCTTTTTCTTCTTCGGTCATAGGAGGTTCATTTGGATCGTCTACCGAAAACTCGATAGCATGCCACTTATCATTGACTCTAATCCACTCTCTTCGTCTATGACATTGACAATCCAGGCTGTGTTTAATCACTTCCATTGGTCTGCTTTCGTCACTCATGTTATTTCTCCCTGTACAAATCCACTACTTCACCTATAATTCGGAAGTCTGTTTCTGGTGTGATTGGCATATCTTTGTACGCTGGGTTCAAGCTATGTAGGTATGCCTGTTCTTTGTCGATGACAAGCTGCTTGATATAAGCATCACCGTTGTAGTTGAATACTCCAATAACACCGTTATTTAAGTCCACGCTGGTTTGGATAAAGACAAGGTCGCCATCGTGGTAGTCAGGCTCCATAGAGTCCCCTTTGATTGGGATGACAAAGTCGGCATCAACATCTACTGGCAACTCAATCCGTTCCACTCGTACATCGTTCAAATACTGCCCTGTACCTGCAGAAGCTGGGTGGTCGTAGTAGTCGTAACTGTAGAGCTGAATGACTTCCGATACTTCGGTTATCTTCGTTTCTTCTTCGTTTTTTTGACTCTCCAGAAGTTCCTCAGACGTCCGTAGCACGATTTTTTTATTTTGGGTGGTTAATCGTACCACTTTATCTGTAATCTGCTGAGTGAGTAAATCCGAAGCGTATGGGAGGGGATTGGTGGATTCTACTGCATTTTTTGAGACAGCAGGAAAGAAATCATCAATCGAAACATCAAATATATCACATAACTTAAAAAGCATATCTTGATTTGCTTTTCTTTCTCCTTTTTCGTATCGACTGATTGTTTGTTTTGTAGTATTCAATCTTTTTGCAAGTTCATCTTGAGTAAAACCGGCTGATTTTCGAAAAGTTTTAATCTGGTTCCCAATGTATTTTTTCAAATCCATGTTCCGTACCTCAATTTAAGTAATTCTATAAGTAGATTATATAAAAAAGTCACCGAAAACGCAACTTTTTTTATTTTTTAATTAAAATACTGTTGACGAGTCACCGAAATGGTGATATAATATAATCAAGCTTAAGGGGATAACAAAAACAAACCGGAGGGAAACATCATGAATAAAGGACTTACAACACAAGAACAAATCGCACTAGCAAAAGAAATCTTACAAGTTAAGAACCGCAGAGAACGCTCACTTAAATTAGGAGAAATCCTAGATCGTGAAAAACTATCGTCAGATGATATGTACGAATTGTATAACACACTATTGACAGCAATCAGAGTTTACGGAGACGTCATCGGATTTGATGACAAGGACTTTCAAGAAATGGCTCTTACAATCTTGGTTCTTGAAAAGGTTGAAGAAGCGAAAGAAACTAGGGTAGCGTAGAGGGGCGCAATTCCCCTCCTAGTTATTGCTCACAGAGCGAAAATAATAGAGAAAGGAGTAGGAAAATGAGACCAAGACGGTATCCGTATAGTGGGAAAAGAAAAAAGCAATCTGATGGACAGATTGCTAAGTTAAAAAGAGATATTGATGTAAATCGTACAAATATATCAGCTTTAAAATCCGCTATAGAAACTTTAAATAGTCATCGGAATTATCGATAACTTGATAACCTTGAGCGGTTGCTTCTTCGATAATTTCAGCTTTAGACATTTCAAAATCAGATAACTGAATTACTGCGCTAGGTTTATCAGTAGTCGATTCTGAAAAATTAGATAATAGAATATTATCGAGATCTGCCCAAGTTAGTTTCTTAAGAACGTGGTTTGGCTTATGGCTAAGCTTACTCATTTTTTTGAATCTCCTTTCTATTGAATTTTTGACTAAAACGGTGAGAGGTCCTAGTCAAGAATGATTATAACATAGATTACAGAAATACACAACATATTGTTAACTAAATATATTTGTTTAACAACATATAGTGTTTTGAGGTGAAAAAATGTGGGAAAAATTAAACAGAATCATGCAGGAGAGAAATTTGAACGGAAATCAATTATCTAAGATATCTGGAGTCAACCGTAGTTTCTTTTCTGATTTAAAAAGTGGAAAGGTGAAATACCTTTCTTGGCCGAATATATGCAAAATTGCTGATGCATTAGAAATCAGCATAGATGAATTAAGATAAGGAGGTAGGAAGGTGCAAATTTATCTGTATCAATTAAGAAAAGAAAAAGGCATTACACAGAAAGAATTAGCCCAAAAACTTGGCATTTCTGAAACAGCATATCGTCAGAAAGAGAAAGGACAGAGCGCTTTTACTCAGGATGAAATGTTTTTCTTGCGTAACTTTTTCGATAAACCTTTACAAGATATTTTTTTACCAAGAAAGTCACCAAAACGGTAACTATATATTAAAAAAACAAAAAAGCACCTAACAGAAGTCAGGCGCTCAACAAAATTACTAACTGAATTATATCACGAAAGGAACATTATGAACGAAATTTTTAACTTTCACGGACAGGAAGTCCGTACTTTGACAATTGATGATGAACCTTGGTTTGTTGGGAAAGATGTTGCAGATATTTTGGGGTATGCTAAACCTCTGGATGCAATTTCTCGGCACGTTGATGAAGATGACTCCGTGAAATACGGACTCACCGACAATTTAGGTCGAACACAAAATACTATCATCATCAACGAATCTGGTCTCTATTCTCTCATTCTTTCAAGTAAGCTTCCACAAGCAAAAGAGTTTAAGCGTTGGGTGACATCAGAGGTTTTGCCAGCTATTCGTAAGCAGGGCGGATTTATCCGTGAGGACTTGGACGAGGATGCCTTCATTGCTCTATTTACTGGCCAAAAGAAATTGCGTGAGCAACAAGCTAGCATGATTGAAGATATCGACTATCTAAAAAACGAACAGCCAATTCACCCGAGCTATGCTCAATCACTACTGAAGAAGCGTAAGGCTCGTGTGGTAGCTTGCTTGGGCGGGATTGATAGTCCAGCTTATGCTGATAAAATCTTCGCTCAATCAGTATTCAGACAAGCTGAGATTGATTTCAAGGACCACTTCAACATTAGTCGCTATGACTTGCTACCGAAGAAATCTGCAGAAGCAGCATTGAAATATTGGATGACTTGGGAACCAAACACCAATACCAAGATGAAAATCATGAAATTGAACTCATTTGACGAAGTGTAGGAGGGGAAGAAGATGGACAATGTTCTACTTTCACTATCTGAATGGATTAAGTCCATTATCAAGGACACAATCACAAGGCTAGTCGAAATAGAAAAAGATAGTGATCACTATCCAGAGTTGATGGATGTGAACACTACCTGCGAATTTCTAGGAATTAAGTATGCCACATTTTCAGATAATTATCGTTACTTAAAGGGATTTCCAAAGGAATTACCTGGTAAGAAATGGTCAAAAAGAGCCATCAAAGAATGGCTCTCTAATCAAATATAATAACTTTACTAAAAGGCTTCTGGACAAGGTCTTAGCAAAATTATTTGACTATATTATAGCACAAAAAGAGGATAAAAAACATGAACAATTTACAAATTATCGCAGTAGGGGTAGTAGTATCAGTAGTATTGATTGAATCGCTGATGATGAATATCAAGCTAAAAATGGCCATGAGACCGAAGAAGATTCAATTTCAAGCGCCAAAAGTTGAAAAAGGGTTTATTGACTTTAAAACAGGTCGCCGTGTTGACATTGATCCCATGACACGAAAAGAAACATTTGTGGATTAAAAAGGAGGGTATCAATGGTAGTTAAAAACAAGCGATACTACTGGATTCAACTAGCTCAGGATTTTTTTAAGTCTAAAGAAATGAAGTTGCTTCGTAAGATTGCAGGTGGCGATACGCACACTATAATCTATCTCAAAATGATGTTGATTAGTTTAGAGGATGGCGGGCACATCTACTATGATGGGCTTGCTGACAATCTAGCTGAAGAAATCGCTCTTGTCATTGACGAGAATGTTGAAGATATTAAAATCACTCTGATTTTCTTAGAGAGTAAGGGCTTGCTGACTAAAATAAATGACAGAGATTATTTCTTAGAACAAGTTCCTGAAATGGTGGGTAGTGAGACAGCGAGCACTCGCAGAAGTCGCAAACATAGAGAGTTGAGGGGGTTGCATTGCAACACCATTGCAACAACTTGCAACGGAGATATAGATACAGATATAGATACAGATATAGATGAAAATCCAGTCGCACTCATCGTCGAAGAATATCAATCTCGTATTGCTCAGTTGGATGGAACTCAATTTGAAATCTTGAAAGAATTCATCACTTTGGATGGTATGGAAGCGAAAGTTGTTCTGAAAGCAATTGGTCTTGCTGCTGATAATGGTAAAAGGAACTTTAGCTATATCAGAGCGATTTTGACCAATTGGAAGAACGATGGAGTTTTGACGATTGCAGCGGTCGAGGAACGTGAGCGAGCCTACAAGGAAAGTAAAATAAAGGGTCAGTCAGGCAATCAGAAATCAAATGTTCCTGAATGGTCACAGCCAGACTATGTCAATAAGACTAGCGATGAGACCAAAAAGGACCTTGAGAGGAAGAAACAAGAAATGTTAGAAAAACTAGAGAAAGGAAGAAACTGATGTTTATTTTGAAACACGGAACAAAAGAAGAAAAACCGTACTTGAGGGCTGTCACAATCGGTGTGACTGGAATTGATATCTCGTTTTCAGAAGAAAGGGGAGCGATTCGGTTTGTCTCTCGTGCAGTTGCAATGCAGGTGGGCAAGGCGCTTAGATCATTTGGAAATTTCTATGTGATTCAGGTGAAGGGATGATGAAATTCTTAAACGCTGACTGCATGGACATAATGAAACGATATCCTGATGGTTACTTTGACTTAGCTATTGTTGATCCACCGTATTTTTCCGGACCAGAAAAAAGAAAATTTTACGGACGAAAAGTCAGCCCAATAGGTGTAAGCAGACTGTATGGCGAAACCTCAGAGTGGCAAATTCCAAATGGAGATTATTTTGATGAACTTTTTAGAGTTTCAAAAAATCAAATCATTTGGGGTGTGAACTACTTCGACTACTCTTTTGGGCCTGGTCGAATTGTGTGGGATAAAGTTAATGGCCAGTCAAGTTTCTCAGATTGTGAGATAGCGTACTGCAGTTTACATGATAGTACACGGATGTTTCGCTATATGTGGAACGGTATGATGCAAGGAAAGTCAATATCCGAAGGGCATATTCAACAAGGAAATAAGGCATTGAATGAAGTTAGAATCCATCCGACTCAAAAACCAATCAATCTTTATCTTTGGTTGCTGCAAAACTATGCAAAAGACGGAGATAAGATTCTTGATACTCATGTCGGTTCAGCAAGTAGCTTAATTGCTTGTCAGGAGTTAGGTTTTGAGTATGTCGGTTGCGAGCTTGACAAAGACATCTTCAACCTTGCTCAACAGAGACTTGAAGCTTATGAGAAGCAGTTGAAGTTATTTTAGGAGGTATCGATCATAAAGACAATGACAGTCTGGGCACTCTTTGATAGTGGAAATGGTTCTTACTTTAAGGGTGCTAACTTTCTGAATAGTTCGGGGGGGGCGAATATTGAAATCTATTCAATCGGGATGGATATAGAAAACAAGAACAATCATTTCATAAATCTGGACCTTGCTGATTACAAACGTTTATTTGGAGATAACACGCTCTTTGACGTGTTAGACAAATTACCAAAACCTGACCTTGTAATAGCTAGTCCACCATGCGAGTCCTGGTCAAATGCCTCTGCCATGGAAAATGGGAATGCGTGTTGGAAACGCAATGATGTGTCTGATAGCTTGTTCGCTCCACAAGTAAGACCTTCACCATTCACGATCAGGGCAAATCAGGATTACGAGTCAGCCTATATAAATTATCAGTACGACAGACAATTTTTAAAAAGGATCAATGGGGAGCTAACAGCTTTCAACACAATAGAAATCATAAAAAGATATAGACCACAATTTTGGGTTATTGAGAATCCAGCAGCTGATAGACTGTGGCCATACATTGAGGATATTATTGGATTCAGAATTCCATACAAAAACCTAGCTAGATACAATAATTATGATTATCCTTTACAAAAACGGACGATTTTTGGAAGCAATATTGAACTTAATCTTAAAAATAAAATTATCAAGCAGGATATCGAGTGGAAAAACTTCTCAAAATCATACAACGAGAGATCTAATATACCTGAAAAATTGGTGTCAGAAATATTCAAAAAAATTTACAAGGAGTTTAGTAAAGATGATTGAACTCTATTTCATTTACAACGGTCACCGCAAGATACTCATTGGGAGTTTCGGCCACATACATAGCGCAATCAATGAACTAAAGAAACATCAGGCTAGTTATTCAGCTATCAACCATCCAAGCTTTCGGAAAAGCATGAGTGGTGAGAACATCAGGATTGATTACGGAGCAATTGATTGCTACTACTTGATTACGAAGAAAACGGAGGAAAAATAAGATGAATACAAAAATGAATTTGGAAGAAAAGGTTCAACAGTGGTTTGTTGACCGAAATTTACATGAAGCAAATCCAGTCAAGCAGTTCTTGAAGCTCATGGAAGAGTCAGGAGAATTATTCGAGGGTATCGCAAAGGATAAATTTGAACTGATTTACGATGCGCTTGGTGATATTCAGGTGGTTTTGATTGGACTTGAGCAACAAATCAAGAACGGCGCTCAGATTTCAGCAAATCAACAGGAACTTGAATTGCTGCTGATGGTTTCCAGTTTGGGCAATATCGCTCAGAAGCTATACGCTCATGTCTGTCACAATGAAACAAAAATTCCTTTAATCAAAGCAGACTTAATGTTTCTTGACAGTGTGATTGGTACGGTTTCATTTTGCAATGGGACTACAGCTGAAAGTTGCTTAGAAGAAGCTTATGAAGTCATTAAGGACCGCAAAGGTAAGATGATTGACGGGGTGTTTGTCAAAGAGGAGGATTTATAAAATGAAAAGACTAGGAATCATCATTGGTGTATTACTCGTAACAATTGTCTCACCGCTTGTTGTTCAATTTGGTTGGAATGAGATTGTAACGACAATCCTCCCTGTCGGAAAGATTTCGTTTTGGCAAGCTTTGGGAG